GTCCAGTTGGCGACGTCGTTGCTTATAGTGCAGACCTACAAGTAACTGGCGACGTAACACGTGGAACTCACTAAGAAATTTTAGAGAAAGAACACAATGAGTGAATTTTTAGATATAAATAATATAAGTAAATTGCCTGACGTTCCAATTAAGGAAATAGAAATTCCTGAGTGGAAAACCAAAGTTAAGGTAAAGGGCTTATCGAAGAAAATGCAAGTTGAACTTGCGCGTATATCTGGTGCAGAAAACACGGACGCTTTTGATTATCAAAAAGCATTATTAAAAGCTTCCGTAGTTATTCCTGTTCTTGATGATGAAGCTATTGACAAGCTTTATGAAAAAGACGCAACAGTAATTGATAAGTTATTTGTTGAAATAGCAAGCCTTAATGGGATTGGCGGTGAGGTTCAAGAGGAAATCTTGAACGAATTTCAAGAACAATAACGAACTCGCGTTTCGTTTTCGGTTAGCCCGTGACTTATGTATGACGGTAGGCGAATTATCTACTACAATGTCATCATACGAGTTTTCACAATGGGTAGCTTTCTACTTATGGGAACAACAAGAACAAAATAAACAAATAGCTATGGCGCAAGCCGAAGCTAAAAAGAGGAAATAGTTTATGGGCGCTGGTGCTGACTTAATAATAAGAATCGTCACTAAAGGTACTCAACTTGCTAAATCACAATTAAATAGTTTAGGCAAAGAGGGTGCTGAACTTGGCGGTAGTATGTCCAAGCTAGCCAAATTTGGTATAGCTGGTGTTGGCGTTGCATTAATTGGTGTGGCTAAGGGTATTTCCGCTTCCCTATCTGCCTTTAAGGAATTTGATAGTAAGCTTACGCAATCTCTTGCGATTATGGAAACTACCGAAGCTCAACAACAAGCTATGATTCAAGCTACAAGAGATGTAGCTATGGAAACTACCATTAGCGCTAATGAAAGTGCTGAAGCTTATTTCTATCTTGCTTCTGCTGGTTTAGACGCTGAACAATCTATCTCTGCACTTCCGCAGGTCGCTAAATTTGCACAAGCAGGTATGTTTGATATGAGTACTGCTACTGACTTAGCAACTGACGCACAATCTGCTCTCGGTCTTACTGTTAAAGACGCTACACAAAACTTAGAAAACTTAACCCGCGTAACTGACGTCTTAGTAAAAGCAAACACATTAGCTAACGCAACTGTTCAACAATTTTCAGAAGCTCTTACTAACAAAGCAGGTTCAGCCTTAAAGGTAACTAACAAAGATATAGAGGAAGGTGTTGCGGTACTTGCAGTATTTGCAGACAAAGGTGTTAAAGGTGCTGAAGCTGGTGAAAAATTAAATCAAATTCTTAGAGATGTTAGCCGTGCCGTTAAGAAAAATGAGGACGCGTGGAGAGCAAGTGGAATTGTTGTAACTGACGAAACTGGAAACCTATTGCATATTTCTGATGTTATTGCAAATCTAACTGCTGGTATGGACGGTTTAAGCGATACACAAAAAGCTGGTTTGTTAGACCAGTTAGGATTGAATAGAGGTGTCGCTGACGGTATTAAAATACTTGCAGGTTCAGAGGAACAAATAAGAGCATACGACGAAGCATTGCGTGAGGCTTCTGGAACAACCGCAGAAATTGCAGAAAATCAAATGGACACATTACAAGCTCAATTAGATGTTTTGCATAATAAGTGGCAAATACTTTTAACTGATATTGGTTCTGACTTTGAGCCTACTGCTCGTGCTACTGTCGGATTCCTAGATAGAATCATTACAAAAATTATTGAACTTAGAGAAGTAACTGATAATGATGTAGACGCTATACGCAAATATACTTTAGTCTGGCGTGATGTTCAAACTCAATATGGCTACACAACTTTTGCAACTAAACAACTTGTACGTGTTTTGCACGATAGCGAGAAATCACACGACGACGAACGTGACGCTATTGAGGAATATACTTGGTCTTTATATAAAAATAGCAAAGCTATTGACGAATCGGCTGAAGCTGGACAAAACTTAATTGATACACAAACAATGATAGACGACCTTATCGGTGATACACAATATACCGTTGCAGAATTAACTTCACTCTTTGAGGAAAACGGTATAGCTATGGACGAGAACGCAGAAAAAGCTATAGATTTAGCAAAAGCTTATGAGGACGAATTGCTTGACGGAATTGAATCTGTTCTTGACGCTATGGAAGCATTAGAGGATAGGCAAGATAGAATTAACAAAGCTGAAACGGCACGTAATAAAGCTTTGAAAAAACAAACTGAAGCTACCAATGAAGTTGCTAAAGCACAAGAGAATTTAAACAAAGTTCAAAACGCTGAAAAAGCATTTATAGCTCGTCGTGATTTTGCACTTAAACAATTACAAAAATCAAAAGAGGAAAGTAAGAAAGTAACTGCCGAGGAAGAATTGGCTATACTTGAACAAACAAAAACTGTTAATGAACTTACTGACGCACAAGACGGCTCTAGGGAAAAAGAACTTGAATTACAAATTGCTAAAGCTCGTTTAACTGAACTTACTGAAGCAAGTACTTCTGCTACTGATAATGAACGTCAAGCCCAAAATGAATATCAAAGAACTTTAGACGAACTTGAAAAACATTATGAAGATGTTGAAAGAGCGCAACAACAAGTAACTGTTGCTAAAGAACGTGAAACTGAAGCTATTGCTAAAGTTCGTGAGGAACAAGAAAAACTTAATAAGCTAACTGAACAATCGTTAAAAAATACTTTGGAATATGCAAAACTTCAAGACGACCTCAATCAAGCTTTAGAGGAATTTGGTAAAGGAACTAAAGGTTATAATGACGCTCTTGAAAAAATGGCGCAACTTACTGGCGTAAAAGTAACTGATATGATGAAAATGTATGACGCATTATTTGCAAAAGCTTCACAAGTTGGCTTAGATGTTGGTACTGGTGTTGTTGGCGACGGTGCTGGTGGCGGTGGCGGTGCTGGTGGAACAAAATTTCCAGCAAGTGGTGGCGCGTTTGTTCCTACTTCTACCGATATTGGTGGCGGTTTATTACAACGTAATCTTGGTGGCGGTCAAACTCTTATAACTGTTAATACTGGAACTTCTTTATCAACCGCAAGTGATATACAAGAAGCCGTTGCTAAAGCTTTACAAGAGGGTGCTAGGCGCGGTATTAACGTGGCTTTCTAATGTCTATTGCTTTTGATACTAATGTTGATTTAACTGTAGAAATTGGTTTTGATTCTAACCCTTTTGACGCTTCGCAAACTTTTACTGATATAAGTGCCTACGTTAGACAATTTACAACTAAAAGAGGTAGAACAAATGAATTAGGTCAATTCGTTGCTGGTACTTGTTCTTTACTTTTATCAAATGCGGATAATAGATTTAATCCAAACAATACTGCTAGTCCGTATTATAATTCTGTTCTTGGCGAAACTAAAATACAACCTTATAAAGTTGTAAGGATAACTGCTACGTATAACTCTGTTGATTATCCAGTTTATTATGGATTCTTAGATACAATACCCGTAAGCTATCCAGCAATCGGCGCTGACTCTGTTGTTCAATTTAATTGTATTGACGCTTTTAAGATATTTAATGCACAAACATTAGAGTCATCTGGTTGGCTTTTGGGCGACGGTGGGTTTTCTGAATTAGGTATATCTACTTCTTTTACTTATGCTGATGTTCAAGAATTATCGAGTGAAAGAGTTTCACGTATCTTAAATGTAATTCAATTTCCGTCTGCCTTACGCGATATTAATATTGGCGTTCACGAAGTTCAATCCCAAGATGTAAATAGCGACGTATTGGGTGCTTTACGAAGTTGTGAAGTTGCAGAGAACGCACAATTTTTTATAGCTAAAGACGGTAAAGCTACTTTTAGAAATCGTGATTATAAACTTTCAAATACAAAAGCTATTGATGTACAAGCTACATTTTCTAATGACGGTTTGAACTTGCCTTATCTTGATGTGAAAACTTCTTTTGATGTTAATGAGGTTTATAACGTTTATAAATGGACGCGCTCTGGTGGAACTGAACAAAGTGTTAGTGACGCAACTTCTGTTCAAAAATATAGACCAAGAACAAATACACAAACAACAATTAATACAACTGACGCTGACGTTCATAGTATTATTGAACAAAAGTTAAATGAAACTGCTATACCTATTGTTCGTATTGATTCTCTTGTTGTTAATCCTCGTCAAAATGTATCAATATGGGAAAAAGCTTTAGGTTTAGAATTTGGCGATAGAATTTCTGTCAAGATTGTAAATCCCGATACTTCAAGTTATACTGATGAATTATGGATAGAAAGCATTAGTCATAATGTCAATGCTTCTACTCAGAGTTGGTCTTGGTCGCTTACTCTAAGCCCAGCAGGTTCATCTGGTTGGATATTAGGACAAGCAAAACTTGGCGAGGGAACAAGACTTGTATATGCATAGAAAGAGGTTTAATTAATGGCTGGAGCAGGTTTTAAAACTTGGGCTACAGGCGATTTAGTAAATGCGTCTGATTTTAATACATACGTTCAAGAACAAGTTGTTATGGTGTTTGCTGATTCGTCTGCCCGTGATTCTGCAATAACAAGTCCAAGCGAGGGTATGTTCGCATTTTTAAAAGATACTGATACACTTACTTATCACAACGGTTCTACTTGGGGAAGTTTTATTGGCGAGGGCGATATTACCGCAGTTAATGCAGGTTCAGGTATGTCTGGTGGTGGAAGCTCTGGCGCAGTAACTCTTAACGTAGATGTCAATGGACAAACTTCTGCTACGGTTGCAGGTGGCGACGAAGTTATTATTGGCGACATAAGTGATAGTAATAATATTAAAAAAACTACGGCACAAGATATTGCAAACTTAGCACCCGCAGGCGCTACAGTTGGATTAATATTGGCTTTAGGATAGAGAGGATAAAATGGCGGAAGCATATAAAAACGCATATTTAGATGTAACTTCATCTGCGCAAACTTTATACACTAATTCAAGTGGTGGTTCTGGTATTGTTGTAACTCTAAGAATTACAAACGTAGACGGCGCAACTGATGACACTATTACTGCTGATGTAATTGATAGTGCTAGTGGTAATGCAAGAATTGCATATACATTAAGCGTTCCAGCAGATACTACTGTTGAACTTGCAGGAACTTCTAAAATATTTTTAGAGAACGGCGATTATATACAATTAACTGGCGGTAATGCTAGTGGCGACTTAGAGGCATTTGCAAGTATTTTAGAAATAACCTAAAGGGGTAATTATGCCGTATGGTTATTTAGGACAAAATACACCAAATCAAACTGTATCTAATTCAGGTGTCTTTTCTATTTCTGATGTAGCTAGTTTAGAAAAACAGGGTAAGTTTGGTGGTAGCTTAGAACTTATTGCTGAACAAACTGCAAGTAGTGATAGTGCTATAGACTTTTTATCAATTCAAGAAGATGTTTATGATGTACATTTATTGCAAGTTAATAATTATCAAGCAAACATAGATAACACAATTTTAACTATAAAACTTTATGAGAGTGGTGTATTAGAAACTGCAAGTGTTTATCAAGTTGCAATTATGGGTCAAAGGTCAGACCCAGCTGGAAATAATGAATATAAATCTACTGCTAGTAGTAATGGTGTTGCAAATATTGGAAGTGGTATAGATAATGCAGTTTCAGCTTCAGCTAATGGTTATTGCTATTTGTATAATCTAGGAGATGTTACTAAATTTAGTTTTTCTAGCTTTCATTGGATTTATATTTATTATACAGTAACTGAATTAGCTGAAATGAATTTTGGTGGTGGTGTTTTACCACAAGCAAGTATTGTTAATGGATTTAGAATTTCAGCAAATGCAGGTACTTTTTCAGGAAACTTTAAATTGTATGGGGTTAAACAGATTTAGTATGAGTGCTTTAAGATTTATTAATGAAACTACAGGAACTTCAACTTCTAGTTTTCAAGTAACAGATATTTTTAGTAGTGATTTTGATATATATAAATTAGTAGTAGATAGATTAGATTTAGGTAATGCAAATTATGCAAGAATAAAATTTATTAATAGTTCAGGAAGTCTTATAACAGGTGGATATGAAACTGCTTTTCTTGATTTAACTTCTTATGCAGTTTATGCAGAAAATAGGGCAACTAATCAAACAGATTTAGCTTTAGGATATGCAGGTGGAACTACTACTGCTTGGGGTGGTGGTTTTGTTATTTATGTTTTTAATCCTTATCAAAGTTCAACATATACTTTTGTTGAATTTGAAAGTAGCACTAATATTTCTGCAAATTTTGTTGGTAGCAAAGGAATTGGATTATTAGAAACTCAAGTATCAGTAACAGGTATTGAATTTCATTTAGCAAGTAGTGGTATTTATGACAATATCAGACTAAGAACTTATGGACTAAGGGTAGATAATGGGTAAATTAGTACAAGTAAATACTACAACAATAGTAAGTCCTAGTGCAACAGTAACCTTAACAGGCATAGATACAGATGATGTTTATATGGTTACTTATTCTAATGTATCATTTTCAGGTGCAGGGGAATTATTTATGCAGGTTACTTCAGGAAGTCCTGCAACACCTGTTACTTCTACAACTTATAATGAAGCAAGAATTGGTTTGTTTGCTGATACAACTTATCAAAGAACAGGTGGAAATCAAAATAAAATTGGTATGTCATCAGGTATAGCAGATACAACAACAGGTAGTTCTACAAGTGCAATTATTTATTTATATAACTTTAATAATTCAAGTGAATATAATTTTGGAATTTACAATACTATTTATAGAGATACATTAAATAGGTCAAGAGGTTTTAGTGGTGGATTTTATCAAAGAACTGCACAAGCAACTAATGGTGTTCACTTTTTAAATGCAAGTTCAGTTAATTTTACAAGTGGAACATTTACATTATATAAGGTGTTATAGATGAGTGATAAAAGTAATAAGTATGGATATGTAGGGGTAGATATACCTGCACAAAGTTTTGGTGCAAACAAAGGTGTATTCAATCCTGCTGAAATAAATGAACTTTATCATAATAGAAAATGGACAACAGTTGGTAATATGGAATTAATAGGAACTTATAGTGCGACTAATCTTGGTGTAGGTTCGGCATTAGAAATTCCTGATATTCAAGTAGATAAATATGATGTACATTTTGTAACAGTTTCAGATTTTAGAGCAGTAAGTGCTTCTTCTAGTGGAACTTTACATTTTATTTCAGGTGGAACAAAAATTACTACAGGAACATACGCATACTCATACGCTAATATGGACAATTCTTATTTAACTTTAACTGAAAGTTATAGCACTTCAGGAACAACAGCTGGAGTAACATTCCCTTATGACCCAGCAGTTTCAAGAAATGCTATGTTTTGGATATATGACGCAGGTAGCGAGGACAGATACACTTTTGTAGATTTTGGTTATCCAACAATGAATAATGGTAGAAACAATATGCACTTTGGTACAGGTGTTTGGTATGGTGGATATAGAGTTGAAGGATTTGCAATTACTATTGGTAGTGCTTTATCAGATATTGGTGCAGTTTCAGTTTATGGTATGAGGTCTTTTTAATGGCTACTAATTATAGAATTATAAAGAAACAAGAATTTACTGATGTAACTTCAGTTGATATTACAAATATTTTTAATGAAAATTATGATGTTTATAAAGTATGTATGGTCGGTGGTGGATTAGCAGGTTATGGTTATTTAAGATTTTTAGATAGCAGTTCAAATCCAATTACAACTGCAAACTATCAACACGGATTTTTACAAATGAAAATGAACTCAGCTTGGACACAAACATTTAATACTTATAATTATTTACCATTTGTATTTGCTGAAAGTCCAACAGGTAATAATCCAAATGGATATAATGAAGCAGTATTTTATAGTCCTTATGATAATACTAGGTGGACAGTAGTTGAAGCAAGTAGTAGAAGTTTTGTAAGTACTACTGCATTTAGAGGTGGAACTTCAGTAGGTGCTTTAAGAACAACAGATAGAATTACAGGAATACAAATGTATAGTAATTTATCTAATTACTTTTCAGGACAAATAATAGTTTATGGTGTGAGGTTGTAATGTCAGGTAGTTTAGTTTTATTGGATAGTGTTACGGCAAGTAATGATACTTCAATTATTTTAAGTGGAATAGATAGCACCTATGATGTTTTTCAAGTTGTAGTTAGTAATGCAGTTCATAGTACAGGCGATTACGATAAGTTTAGATTTACTTCAGGAAGTCCTGCAACACCAGATACAACTGCAAAATATGATAATGCTTACTATGTTGTAAGAGGTCTTGGTGCTTTTTATTATAATCTTGTAAATGACCAAACTTACACATACATTAGTCCTTATACAAAAGGTAATGGCTCAAATGATATTACAAATTTAACAATGCACATATTTTGTGCAAACATAAGTACGCAAGGAACTTATGCATATTGGGAAGAAGCAAGTATTTCTAGTCCAAGCGAACAGGCAATACAAACTAGAGGAAGTACAAGACACCAAACTTATCAAACAATGAACGGTGTTAATTTTTTTATGGACACAGGAAGTTATACTTCAGGCGAATTTAGATTATACGGACTTAAAAAATAAATATATAGTAAGATAGGAGAGATATGGCAACATTAGAAGAACTAACGGTTATTGCAACTCAAGAAATTGAGGACGCTAAACCTTTATACAAACAAGTTAATAATGAAAGATTGGAATTTTCGCAGAGCGATTACGACCAAGCAATTATTGATTTAGCTAACTCTAAATGGAACGACCAACAATTCGGTTATATTCAAGCTAGACAAGAAGCATACGGAAGTATTGCAGAACAACTTGATATGATGTATTGGGATTCTGTTAATGGTACTACTAATTGGGCAGACCACGTAGCGCAAGTTAAAGCTGATAATCCTAAACCAGCATAATGAAACTAAAGCTGGTTCGTATCAGTAGCCAAGCTGATTCTACTAACGGTATTCTTTATATTGATAATGAATTTGTTTGTTATACCTTAGAGGACGAACAAAGAAAAATAAAAGTTAAAGGCGAAACGGCTATACCACTAGGTATATATGAAATTAAGTTTCGTACTGTTGGTGGCTTTCATACTAAGTACGCTTCTAAGTTTCCTGATATTCATAAAGGTATGTTAGAACTGCAAAACGTTCCTAACTTTGAATATATCTTGATTCATTGTGGTAATACCGACGAACATACTGCTGGTTGTATTCTTGTAGGCGATTCGCAAGAAAATAATGTTTTACTTAAAGACGGATTTATTGGAAAATCTACACAAGCTTACACTCGTATCTATCCGCGTATTGCTTCCGCTTTACTTAATAATGAAAAAGTAGAAATAGAAATTATTGACCTAGCAACATTAAAAAATGGTTTAAACATAACGGCTGATAATTATTCTGGTTCAGATTATATTAACGCTAATCAAGTCTGGGATAAGCTTTCTGAAATAAATGGAAATTTGAAATTAATTGATGTAAAGTTAGACGGTAAGAAAATTTTATAAGAGGAACGTTATGGCGAATAACCAAAAAAGAAATTGGAAAGCATATTGGAAATTTATGTTATCTAAAGCTTTCCGAACTGGTTTGCAATCTGCTATATCTCTATACTTAGCTAATTCATCTGGAATAATTGACGCTGACTTGTTGCAACTACTAGCAGTTTCATTTCTTTCTGGTTTTATTACAGTAGTACAACACGCCTTAGAGCAATATAAACCCGCACAAACGTATGACGGATAATGCTCTCAAAAATAAAAGATAATCTAGGCTTAATAGCTACTGCTTTTGCTTTAATGGGTTCAGTTGGAGCTGGTCTATCCACAGCTTCTGATATTGTCAATACACTTCAAGGAATAGATGAAAGAATGAACCAAATTGAAGTAGATTTTGAAATGTTACAACAAAGCACTTGGGTACAAAACGATATAGCAGTTCTTTATGAAAAGATTTCAGATTTAGAACAACAACTTGTTAATGCAGAATACTTAGGCGAACAGGTTGCTTATCTACAAGCTGATGTTAATAACCTAAGACAAGATGTGTTAGATAGTGGTTGGGATATAGAAAATAAATATCTGCTTGAAAAATGGGAATGGGATAATCTTGGCGACCAAGTAATTAGAATAGAAACACAAATGGTGTCTTTACAAAACAGTTTATGGAAATTAGATGACTATGGTAATAGAATAGCTTGGCTAGAAAGTAATAGATAATATGTGTATGGTTAAACAAAATGAGGACGGTTCTTTTGTACAAATTTGTAATTGTAAACTAGGTAGTGAAAATTGTTGTGATAAGGAATAATTATGCCAGATAGTAACAGTTATACCCAAAAAGAAATGACAGAAAGAATTATGCTAGATATAGAAAAAATTTTTAACAAACTCGATGAATTACAGAAAGATATAAATACAAGACCAACTCGTGCTGAAATATATGGCTGGATTATTGCTGGAATTTCTATTGCGACATTAGTCAATGTTTTAATGTAAAACAATACAAAAGTAAAGGATAATAAAAATGGTACAACCAACAGAGCCTTATAGTAGGCTTAAAAACTATACAGAAAATATGACAATTACGATTGCAACAGACAACCAAAATAGTAACAGCTTTGATATGCGAGGAAGTAAATTAAGAGCTTTAATTATGCCGAGTGCTTTAACAAGTAATAAATTTCAATTACAATTTAGTATAAATAATTCAACTTGGTATAACTTTACAGATATTGCAGGAACAACCCAAGAGATACAACATTCTGCTGACGGTTTAGTTTTCTTGAATAATTTTGATTTTTTATCTGACGGATATTTAAGAGTTAGAACTAATTTTTCTGAACTTGCAAATAGAACATTTATAGGAATATTTGGTTAATTTAAAAATAATTTAACTTAAAACACTTATCGAACAAATGTTCTAATATAGAAGTATGGATAAAGACGTTAAAGGTCTTATATCAAAAAGAAAAGATATAGAACACAATGAGGATTTGGGTAATAACTTTTATCCGTCTGGGTGGCAACCTAATGCTAGTTTCGACGAATCCACTAAAACTGGTACGATAACTCATATTCAACCTGAAAATAATAATTTTAAATACGATTCTTTACTTAACTCTTGGGGATTTGATTCTAAAGAATTTTACATAGACCAAGACACTATTAAGTTTTCTACTTGGAATGCACAAGCTAAAGGCGGTCGCGTTATTGATATGTACGCATTTAAAGCAATTATTAAAAAGAAAAATCCACACCACGATAAATACTTTAAAAAATTATTAGCTGAAGTTAAAAATAAAAAGCCAATACAAATTAAAACTGGTGGTAATTGTTCTTGGTTTTTCTTTATGGCTGATTGGCAACTTGGAAAAAAAGATTTAGGAACTGAGGGTACAGTTAAATTAATTAGACGTGCTATTGCAAACGGAAAAAAACAAATTAAAGATTTGCGTAAAGCTGGGTTTGACGTTAAAGAAATATATTTAATAGGACTTGGCGATTTAATTGAAAATTGTTTTGGCTTTTTTGAACACCAGCCGTTTTCAATCGAGCTTACTAAAACTGAACAAGAACACTTAACTAGAGTTATGGTGTTAGAAATACTTGACGCATTTCTGCCGTATGCTGAAACTATTGTTCTTGGTGGTGTAGCTGGTAATCACGGCGAACACCGTTCTGGTAAAGGTACTATAACTACTAATCGTTTAGACAATAGTGATACTGCGCAAATTCAAATAGTTGGCGAAATTATTTCTGGTCGTGAACGTTATAAACACGTTAAAGTAATTGTACCTGATGACTTTCATTTAGTATTAGAGACTTACGGTAAACGTATTGGCTTTACTCACGGGCACATGACTTCTGGTGGTGGCGATATCTGGTCTAAAATTGAAAAATGGTGGAAAGGTCAAATGTATGGTTGGCTACCAGCAGGATTCTGCGAAATCTTAGTAACTGGACATTATCATCATTTACGTATTGTTGAACAACTTGGTCGTACTTGGTTTCAAGCACCGTCGCTAGACCAGAGTAATGAGTTTAAAGCGCGTACGGGTAATATGACGCGTAATGGTGTTCTCTCTTTTACTGTTAATGAAGTTGGCTGGGATAACTTAAAAATACTTTAAACGTAAAAACGTTCTTTTAATTCAGATACTAACTTATCAGTATCTATTAAATTTGTATCAATAAGTTTAGCGTCCATTTTTCTGCTTCTTTTAATGAAGCTAATCATTGGCTTAACAGTAAAGTCCAAACTTAATGGATAATTGAACCACAAAAATTCAATCGCTTTCTTTGTATTTATATTTATTGCTTTCATACTTATTACTAGTGGAAAGTTTTATAAAGTTTTGCATATTTCTTGAAAAAAAATAAAATTTTTTTTAAATGCCTAAATATTGATGAATATACCCCAAAAACACACACTTTTAAGCTATTTTAAGCAATTTGGATTATACCTACAGTATTACTGCCTACTCTCGTTTATAAGATATTTTTAAGATAAATTGCATTTTTAGATATTTCCGTATTACCATTAATTGTGCATAAGGAGAAGATATGGCTGACGCAAAAATAGTCGGTATTGAAAATAGTGTATATGGTAAGCCAATGCTTATTAAGGAAACAACTGACGGTTCGTTGTTGTTTGAACCATTGCCTATTGGTATAACCAGATTGGAGCGAGTTGATAAATCTACTAGCACCTTTATTAAGTTGCCTAGTACCGAACACTCTCACGCTTGATACGATAACTTCGTATCGGCTTTGTACCGAACACGAAAAGATTATTGAACACGTAGTCGAGTGGCGACCGCTTGTAGCGGATTACTTTGAGGATAATGACGTCCTTAAAGCTATGACCGTTATGTATTGCGAAAGCTCTGGTATTGCAACTGCCGTAAATAAAAATGTAAATAAATCTAAAGACGTAGGGCTATTTCAATTTAATGATTACACGTGGGATTGGTTAAAGCCAAAACTCAAAATAAAAGATAGTAGAAAAGTTCCTGAAACAAATGTAGCCGTAGCTTCTTGGTTAGTATATAACGACGGTTGGCACCATTGGAACGCAAGTAGAAAGTGTTGGGGTAAGTATGAGTATTGAGCAACTGTTATTAATAATAATTTTAATATTGCAAATATTAACTTTTAAATACAAGTTTTTTGATTAGACTATAATATACATAAAGGAACGTATGGCTGAACAATATGTAGAAGTTGATGTTAATGAACTAAAAGAATTTCCTAATAACGCACGTATTGGTAATGTTAGGGAAATTTATGAATCGTTATTACAGAACGGTCAATACCGTCCTCTTGTAGTCAATCGTAAAGATAATATTATTCTTGCTGGTAATCACACGTTTCAAGCTATTAAGAGATTAGGCTGGGCTAAGGCTTTAGTTTGGTATGTTGATGTTAATGATAAACAAGCTAAACAAATTGTATTAGTAGATAATAAATTAAATGATGACGCTACTTATGATTACACTAAATTAGAAAAAGCTATTAAAGAACTGCAAGATGTTAGCGATTTAATTGGAACTGGATATACACAAAAAGCCGTAGATGATTTACTTGCTTCTGTAAAAACTGAAATACCAGAACCAGAAATGAAAGAAGATAAACCAAAAGAAGAAGCTAATGTTAATCCAGTTTTTGATGTTGTTCTATTGCTTGATGATGAACGATTTGAAATATATAAAAAAAACATAAACATTATTGCAGAATTTTATAAGATAAATCCAACACAAGCTGGTCTTAAAGCTATGGAATTGTATGCAGAGAAAGCAGAAGCCAATGAAATATGAAATAAAAAATGTTGATATTAATTCATTAAAAGAGTTTCCTAATAATCCTCGTTCTAGTTCTATTGAACCAATAAAAGAAAGTTTAGAAAAACACGGGCAATATAGACCGCTTACTGTAAGTAAAGATACTAATGAAATATTAACTGGTAATCATACTTGGTTAGCTATGAAAGAACTGGGCTGGAAAACTTGTGATGTAATGTTTGTTGAAGTAGATGAAGCTAGGGCTAAGAAAATAGTTTTAGTAGATAATCGTTTAAATGAATTAGCTACATACGATAAAGAAAAGTTAGCAGATATGCTTGGCGAACTAATGGAACTCGGCGAACTGTTTGGTACTGGTTATACTGCTGACGAAGTTGATGACTTGTATGTTGAACTTGATGAAATAGATATTAGCGCATTTGAGGAATTTAGAGGTGGCTACGCTTTAAGTGATGAGGAAATTGCTGAAGTTGAAGCTAAATTGAAAGCACCTAGCGAACGTAAAGTAACAGAAAAAATGAACGAAGTCTTATTAGCATTTGTTGATTCTGATTATCAAAAATATCAAGTGTATCTTAATGTTATTAAAAAAAGAACAGGGTTGAGTGGTTCTGACGCTTTGTTTTCTGCCGTAAAAGATTTAGCAAATAATATTAATAAAGGCGAAGCTAACGAGCCTAGCTGGTTTGGTAAATTATTTGGTAAATGAAACTTATTATTCCAAGCTACAATAGACCTGAAACTATAAAAACACCATTTTTAGAAGTATTTAAAGACTTTGAAAAAATTATTTTATTGCACAACGATAATGAATACAACAATTATATAAAGTTTAATGATTATAAAGATATGCAATTAGTTGTTACTAATGTTAATAAAGGTGGTAAAGCTGGGCAAATTCGTTATGCAGTTAATAATATTTTGTCTAATAATGAGTGGGCTATTTTTGCAGATGACAATATTGATTATATTTATGGTATTGATGAAGCACATTGGAAATCTTTTGAATATACAAATAAAAATTCTACACATTGGAATAATATTAAATCTGATATTTTTTCTTCAAGATTGAAAGAATTAATAAAAGAAGCTGAAAGAGTTAATGCTCATTTGATTGGTTTTCTTTCTACTAATAATTATTTTTTTGCTAATAAAAAATTTAAGTATTTTGGTTTTTGTCACGGGAAACTTACACTTTGGAAAAAAGATGATTTATTTGTTTTTGACAATTTTGATTTGAAGTCACTAAATGATTTTCATAATACTGCAAGGCATTTAGTTAATTATGGTGTTGTCTTAGTTAATGATTATATGCACCCAATTGCTAAATATTTCCAGAAAGGTGGCATTGGTAGTAAAGAGGATAGAAAACAGGATAGAATAAATAATATTAATTTTTTAATTTCTTTTTACCCTGAATTAATAAAAACAAAAAAAAGAAATGACAATTACCCTGACGCTCGTTTTGTGCATTTGTCTAAAAAAAATTTTATTAATTGGCGAAATAAATATATTAATTTTATAAAAGAATATACTTTTGATATAGACAATGTTAGGTGGGTAAAAAATGATTGAACGTATGGTTAAAGTTATTAAGGAAATAGATATTTCTAAATATAATCAAAAAGAATATGCAGAAGTTGTCAATGAAATATTTTTACAATTTAAAGCTAAAGCTATTGATAATTTTATTAATGACTTATTAGATTCTAAAGGGTGGCAAGATACTGGCGGTAACGGATAGTATAATAAGATTATGATTGATATAAGACTTAGAACAAAAATTAGTAATGAGGAACTTAAACAAAAAATAGGTAAGATTCTTACTGATGACGATTACAATTTATTAATTCACAAAGACACAACCGTAAGAGGTATTGACGGTAAGGTTGTTGCGATATTTCAAAAAAATGTAATACCTGATTCTATAGTTGAACAAACTTATGAAACTCTACACGAACTTAAATCTTATCAAACAAATAACAGAGGTCTTGCTTCTGGAACACCGCGCCTAAGTAAAGGCGAGGGCAAACGTTCTGCTACTGCTAAAAGTATTGCTAGTGCAGTTATAGGAAGCTTTGACGCAGTTGGTTCAAAGCAATATTGTAGGCTTACTGCTTTTAGCGGTAAAGAAATGGATAAATATAAAAAGCTATTTCCATTATTTGAATTTATTGGCGACGAAATGAAACGCGTTGCACCTGAAAGATACAATGCACAAATGGAATTTATAAATAGAACTCATCAAGACTGGGTTATTCCTAATACACCATTTACTACCGTAACTGTAAATAACTCTTATCCTACTGGCGTCCATACTGATAAGGGCGACTTAGATGAGGGAATATCTACCTTAGCTTGTATTAAGAAAGGCGATATGCAGGGCGGTTATCTTGTTTTACCAGAATATCGTATTGCTTTCAAAATGGAACATAAAGACTTGTTAGTATTTGACGCGCACCAATGGCACGGCAATACAGAATTAATTAAAAATAGTGAGGACGGCGAACGTATTTCTGTTGTTTGTTATTACCGTACTCGTATGGAAAATTGCGATTCTATGGAAAGCGAATATATGAAACGCTTGAAAGTGCAGGAAAAGAAATTACTCAATCAATAGAGTGGGAACCTAACGAGAGTTACGCAGAATTTAAGGCGCGTAAATATGCTGGTATGTCTGGTATCGGTCAATCTAATTCTAATAAACGTATGGCGGGTAAATGTCCTACTACTAATGAAATAAAAACTAAATGTAAATGTAGAACTTGTATTAATAGACGCAATCGTGCTAAAGGTAGGCGTAAGCAAAACTTAGCGCGTAAAAAATTAGGAATACCTGATAATCGTTTTCACGGTGCAGACGCGCACGAGGAAAATTGGGCTACTGGTCTGCGTGTAGAAGTTAAAGCTGGTAAGCAAGTTGAACCGTTATCTAAAGTGTTTTATAAATCTAAATTACAAAGTGATATTTCGCATAGGGCTTTTGGCGGTATGTCTAAACCATTCATACAAGTAAGTATGCCTGACGGTTCTAGTAAAGGTATTGTCAGTTTTGAACTTGACGATATAGAAAATGTCTGCGTAGAAGTTCTTAAAAATTTTGGATATAGTTTTGAATAGCTGGGCAAGTGTGATGTTCAACTATGGCGAAGCTTCGTGAAGTTTATACTTCGGAAAGGCACCACGTCCGCAATTCTCTTACGGC